CGCTTCTAGCAGCGGTAACAAGTCACAAGAATTGACCCCATTTAATCAACCCCACGCTCCAAAAACTTTCTAATCGTAGGCACCACAGATGTTGTTCCTTCTTTTTGGCTGGCTGGCTATTTATAGAAGAGGTTACGATATATGGCTTTAGACCCCACTGAAATCGCTGCTTTAATTACACAGTTAGAAGCAATGGCAGCCGGTGGCTCAGGCTTAAATAAGCTTAGGGCTGTTTTAACAGATCTTAGTAATACAGATCTGTCAAAACTGATCAGCGCCACGGTAGGTGTAACTGAAGCGGTTAATGCTCAGACTGCTTCTAATGACGCCAGTTTGGCTTCTTTGGTGGCAAAGAAAAAACGCATAGATGAAATGGCTGCTGCTTATGCGGGCAGCGAAAAACAGCTACAAAAAGAAATAGAGGCGCAAAAGATAGCGCTAGAATTGGCGAAAGAACAACACCGGATCAATGAAGGTGGAATTGATGCGATCAAGGCTCAAGAAGCCGCACTAGAATCTTTAGAAAAGAAACTAAAAGAATTCAGTGATACTCAAGCAGAAACAAGTAAGATATCAGAAGAGTTGTTTAGTTCTCTTTCTTCTTTAGCAAAAGGTGATTTGGCTGGAGGACTGAAGGGTCTTGGTAAGTCTTTAGCATCATCTATGAGCGGAACCGCCGTAAAATATATGAAAACCGAGCTTGATGGCTTGGTAAATACAATCTCAGGTGGTGGCGCTGCTGGGCTTGGCGCAGCCGCAGCCCTAGGAGGTTTGGCAGCAGGCTTGGCTGTTTTGGCGACAGCATTGCTTATTGGAAAGAAAGTCGTTGAATTGGCAATAAACATTGCTGATGCCCAAAGTGAGTTTATGAAAGCAACTGGCGCTTCAAGAGAGTTCGCCGGCAGTATTTCTGGATTAACACAGGATGTTAGGGCATTCGGAGCATCGTCTAAAGAAGTAGGCGCGGCTATGCAATCCTTGTTTGCGACAACAACAGACTTTACGATGATGTCGCGCCAAGCCCGCGATGAAATGGTGAGAAACTCCGCAGCCCTCGCTGCACTGGGCGTGAGTAACGAAGATTTTGCTCGTGGCTCTCAAATCGCAATCAAAGCAATGGGACAAACCGGCACCCAAGCCGCTACAACACAGCGAGAGATCGCTGCTCTCGCTATGGATATTGGTGTTGCACCACAACAAATGGCTGCCGATTTTGCTACTGCCGGTCCCCAATTAGCTAAATTTGGATCTGATGGTGTGAGAGCATTTAAAGACTTGGCAATCGCTGCCAAGGTAACCGGTATAGAAGTCGGAAGACTGCTATCAATTACAGAGAAATTTGATACTTTTGAGGGCGCCGCTACCGCCGCAGGAAAGCTAAATGCTGCATTGGGCGGAAACTTTGTGAATGCTATGGAACTGGTCACAGCAACAGATCCCGTGGAAAGAATGAAGATGATTAGGAATTCTATTCTTAATGCTGGGTTAGCATTTGATGAGATGAGTTATTATCAAAGAAAATTCTATGCTGAATCCGCTGGACTACAAGATGAAGCTGAACTGGCTGCTCTTATGTCTGGAAATATGGATTCTCTTTCGGGTAACATAGGTAAAACATCAGAACAATATGCTGATATGGCTAAAAAGGCAGCAACAGTGCAAAGCATCCAAGAGAAACTTAATACTGTAATGATGCAATTGATACCTGTAGTGGAGCCCCTTATCGATACATTGACTGAGATAACAGACTGGATGATGAAGAATCCCGATACTATCCGCGCTGGGTTTAAAATCATAATAGGAATTGTAGGAGCCCTCGCTGTTGCTTTGGGCGCCGTCGCTTTGTGGACAGCACCGGTAGCAATCGGAATTGGAGCAATAGCCGCAGCAGTTGCGGGCTTGGCTTCTCTCTTGTTTATTGATTCTTATGCTTCGTCCTTCCTTGAAGGTCTCGGAAAGATAGGTAACGGCTTTGGGTTTATAGGCGAAATGGCGGCAGCAGCCGGCAGCCCAATAGAGACCCTTATGAATAAAATGAATGGTCTCGGTGGCGAAATGTTCAAAGGCAATAGCAGTATCAAGGTTGGTGCCGAAATGACCACCAAGAGTCTTGAGGGTATAGGCGATGCTTCTGCCTCCAGTGCTTCTAAAATGAGTGCTGCGGCGCCCGTGATTGCCACAACAAGTGCTGTATCAAATGCGGTCTCAAATGCCACGACAACCAATAACCACAATGGCGCTGGTGGTGACTCAAAAATCAATATCAAGTTTGATAATAAGAAGTTTGCTGATCTGTTTGATGTTCAGGTTGAGAAGTCCATTGGCAGAGCAGCAAGAAAGGCGGTAATATAAAATGGCAAAAGAACTACCATTCGACGTAGACAAATATAGTCCCCTATCACTAACAAACCCATTTGTTGATGGATCAGATGCACTTGGAAATAAACTAAGTCATGTCATCTCTTTTAAAAATATAAGAGATGACGGACAAGACGTATATTTTAAAGCCTTTATCAACTCATTCAACGAATCCTATTCACCAAACTTTACCGCAAATGAAGTGTTTGGTAGAACTGATCCGATTTATCAATATAAGAACACTACAAGAAATATTACCCTGGCATTCAAAGTCCCGGCTGCCTCTCAAAGCGAAGCATATGAAAATCTAGGAAGAGTACAGAAACTTATTCAAATGCTGTATCCTACATATAAAAGCGAAAACGCTCTCACCCTTTCAGAAGCCCCACTTGTTAGGCTGAAAGTTATGAACCTTCTACGAAACCAAGCGTCTTTCGTGACCGGCAGTGCTGGCGACAAGCCAGATACTACATTTTTTACTGAATACACTTCAACAGCAGATTCCTCAAAAGGATTGTTGGGCGTTATAACTTCTTGTGTTGTTGATTCGTCACTTACTTCAACAGACGGAGTATTTAACAAACTAACAACTGTTGCAGGCAGTGAAGGTGTCGCCACCACCACAGAAGCAGAACCAAATACCGTTTTGCCCAAACTAATAGAAATTAGTATTAACTTTTCTCCGATACACGAAAAGACATTAGGTTATGGCGCCAATAATGATAATTTTGGAATGTTCCCTTATGGCGTTCAGCTATCCCCCCCACCAAAAGATGGCGTGGGTATACCCAAAGGTGTCACCGCAAAGGTAAATATGGATAGAAGCCTGGAAGAGAAGCGACAAGCTGCCGCCAGCGCACAACAAGATATTGATAAAGCAGAGGCAAACTATAAAAAAGCCAAAAGGATACTCAGTCGTATGGAGCAAAGAGGAGAAATTACTGAGGCTGTGCGGAACAAGTGGACCACAGGCTACCAGTTAAATGTTGGTGATGCTAAAGATGACGCCGCCGACGCGCAGAGGGCTTATGAAACAGAATTAGCTGGTTATTCAGAGTTCCTATAGGATACAACAATGTCAAACATAAGAAACAAAAATCAAAGAATAGTCGAAAATGACGTTAGACACTACAAAAAGCTTGTCCAAAAGCGCGGTGTCAAGAAAATAGATCACTACTCCACGCCTATAATGAGGCACCCATCGGTGGGTGAAAGAGCATCAGTAAATGTAGCCTCTCATGCTTGGTCTTACGGAGACAGGTTCTATAAACTCGCCCATCAATATTATGGCGATGTCCGCTTTTGGTGGGTTATTGCTTGGTGGAACGGCTATCCAACCGAGGCGAACGTTAAGTCAGGTAATCTATTGGATATTCCGCTTAGCTTATCCGATGCTATAGAAGTGTTAGGAGTATAAAATGGCGAATGCTTGGTGTTTTGATATAGCAACTAATACTCTTGGTGATCTTGAGAGTGCCAAGCAGCAATATCTAAATAAACTTGAAGAATTCCATGAACAAATCACCGCCGAAGAGTGGGCTGAAATAGTTGAGCCTATGAATCTGGGTGATCACAAGAGCGTTGAACAGTTCATTTCAAAACCCACCGCCGCAACTTCTGGCGCTTGGTGGGATTTAGAAAATCCCTATGCTTGGGTATTCCCAAAACTTCATATCGAGAGTTATGACATTGAATCAGAAATGGCTGAACTTATTTTTTCTATTAAGAGCCTGCGTGATAGTATTTATACAGTTGCAGAAGATGGTACACTTCAAGTGGGCTTCAGTGCCGATTTTAACTATATAATTGATAATTTTGTAGCACGAAAATGGAAGGATAATACATTTGATCAAGTTCAAACAATTGTAGAGCTTATAGCGACCGGCGAGCCATCAATTGGTAAAATATATGCCGGAAAATTGTCCCCAATACTTGATAAAATTAAAAATAAAATAGGAGGCATACCTTGTAAGTCCGCTGAATCATTCAAGGAACAGTGGACTATAGCCGTCCTTGCGTTGGCAAAACCAGAGATAAAACAAAAAGCCGAAGCCTCACTAGAAAAGGGCAGCATAAAAGACGGGACAAAAATAGCTGGACCGGGCGGTGTTGATCCCGATCTTCAGTCAGATTATGCAAAAAAATTACTTAAAGCCGCAACGGCAGCAATTAAAGCAGCAATAGAAGCAAAAATAAAAGAAGAGATTGAAGAAGCCTTCGCAGACAACATAGCATATAACCAACAATGTACCCTGCTTTCCTTTATGGACGATATTATTTATGCCAAACAATTGAGAGATGAGACGATAAACCCCCCGGAGCTACCATATGGTAGAGGTATGGTATCAAACTTGCCGCTCCGAGTAGTTGGAGAGCCGTTTGGTTTTGTTAGCAGACTCGTGGTAGATCCAACTCAAAAAGAACTTTTTGATTTAAGACCAGAGATCATCTCTTCCCTAATACCACATATAAGATTTTTTAAAGTTGAAGCAAATGACAAAGGCGAAGACGAAGAAACTGAAATAGAGTTTAGTTCAAATGCTAAAGATGATGTATACAGTGATATTGCTAACAAAACTTTAAGAAAGCAGA